TCTAGTGGACAATGATGGTATTGCTGGTGGTGCAGAATATGGAACATCAGCTCATCATAAAGATATTTCTCTTGGTGTCGCCGATGTTCAAAGAAAAAGAACAGTATTTGATTCAGAAGATAATACAACCGATCCAGTTCTTCCACAGTGGACAATCACTGGTGCAACTGGCACATTCACAAAAGGTGAATTGATTACTGGTTCTACTTCTGGTGCTATTGCAAGAATTGTTAATACACTTTCGCCAATTACATATGTTTCAATTAATGAAGTAGACTTTACTTCTGGTGAAACTATTATTGGAAGTGAGAGTGGAGAAAGTGCAACACTAGATACATTTACTGCTGGTTCTCGTGTTATTACTAATGACTTTACATTGGATAATGGACAGAGAGACAACTTCTATGATGTTGGTAAACTAGTTCGCAAACCGGCTGCTATCACTCCTAGTGGTAGACTTCTTATCGTTGCAGATTATTTCTCACACGGTACTGGTGACTTCTTCTCTGTAGATTCTTACAGTTCTATTGATTATAAAGATATTCCAACTTACACTGCTACTCGTGTTGATCCAGAGGTTGCAGAACCTACTGGTGAATATGACTTGCGTGATGCTGTAGACTTTAGGCCTCGTGTTGCTGATGCGACAATGAGTACACAGACTATTCAAAGTCAGACTGTTTATAAAGTAACATCAATGTCATTTAACTTTGAAAACCGTTCTTTTGCTGGAACTGGTTCTTCTACTGTGGGTATTCCAAAGGACAACTCAAACTTTGTTTATGACTTTGAACATTATATCGGTCGTGTGGATCAACTGTTCCTTACTTCTGCTGGTGAATTCAAAATCGTTACTGGTGTTCCTTCTGAAAACCCAACTCAGGCAAAACCTCTTGATGATGCAATGAAACTTGCACACATCAATATGCCTCCTTATGTAATTGATATTAACGATGTGTCTTTTGTAAAAGAGAATAATCGTAGATATACCATGAGAGATATTGGTAGACTCGAAACTCGTATTCAGAACATGGAATACTATACTGCACTTAATCTACTTGAGAAAGATGCAGCATCTTTACAAATTCAAGATTCAAATGGACTTGACAGATTTAAGTCTGGTTTTGTTGTAGACAACTTTGCTGGACACGCAACTGGTGATGTTAAACATCCAGACTATCGTGTTGCTATTGATATGCAAGATGGTATTCTTCGTCCAAAATATTTTATGAAAGGCATTTCTCTAGAAGAAGAGAATACAACTGATGCAGAACGTGTTGCAGATAACTATCAACTTACTGGTGAAGTTATTACTCTTCCATATTCTGATACTGTAGTTATTGATCAACAATATGCATCTCGTGTTGAAAACCTAAACCCTGTTCTTAACTTTGCATGGGCTGGTATATGTAAACTCACACCATCTGGTGATGAGTGGTTTGAAGTAAATAGACTTCCAGATTTGATTGTCAACCAAGAAGGAAACTTTGATACCTTTGTTGCACAAAACCAGAATGCTATTGGTACAGTGTGGAATGCATGGCAGACACAATGGGGTGGTGTTACAAGAGCAACAACAAATAGATTTAGAGAACATTCTTTCCAAAGATCAATTGCACTTGCTGGTGGAAGATTTAGAGGTCGTGCTATCATTGAAAGAACAATTTCTACTAGAGAAGGAACTGCTTCTAGAAGTGGTATTCAAACGTCTATTGTCGCTCAAATTGACCATGAGTCACAGGGCGATAGAGTAGTATCACGAGCACTTATTCCATTTATTCGTTCAAAAAATATTACCTTTAATGCAACTGGAATGAAACCTCTTACAAGAGTTTACCCATTCTTTGATAAAACAAATGTAAGTGCATATTGTACTCCACAAGGTGGTTCTTTGGGGGGAGCTCTTATCACCTCTGGTGGTGGTAGAGTTGTTGGTGTATTTTCAATCCCTAATCCTACAACACGAGGAGCTCCAAGATTTAGAACTGGAGAAAGACAGTTCAGACTTACCTCTGATCCTAACAATGGCGTTGCAAGTGTAGAAACCTTTGCACAGGCAATTTATTCTGCAAGAGGTATTCTTAATAATGTTCAAGAAACAATTATTGCAACTCGTAATGCAAGGTTTGAAACTCGTGAAGTATCTCAAACACAGAACGTCACACGCCAAGAGGTTCGTGAAGATGTTGTGGGTTGGTGGGATCCGCTTGCACAGTCCTTTATGCCACAGGCAAAGGGTGGCGAGTTCATTACTAAAGTTGATGTTTATTTTGGACACAGAGATGAAACACTTCCAGTATCATGTCAGATTCGTGAAATGTCTAATGGTTATCCTACTACAAAAGTTCTTCCTTTTGCATCTAAGACACTAGAACCTTATGCTGATGGAACAGTATCGTATACATCTGGTAGTACAACAATTACTGGAACTGGAACTCAATTCCTAACAGACTTGAGGGCTGGGATGCAAGTTACCATTGAAGATATTGGTGTTAGTGGACAAGATTGTTTGTGTAATGTTGTAAGTGTTGAATCTGATACTGCTTTCACTATCTCTGGTGGATCCGGCCCGAATGGATATACCTTTACTGGTGGTGTGCCAGGAAGTTCTGGTAGTGGTAAGTGGTATAGTCTTGTAAATACTGCTCCAGACACAGGTGATGCAAAAACTACATTTATCTTTGATGCTCCTGTTTATGTAAAAGACGGAGTTGAATATTGTATTGTTCTCTTTACAGATAGTCCAAAATATACTGCATGGATTTCTCGTATGGGAGAAATTGATGTAAATGGCAGACAAATCTCTGAACAACCATATTTGGGTGTTCTTTTCAAGTCGCAGAATAATACTACTTGGAGTGCATATGATTTAGAGGATTTGAAATTTACTCTTTATCGTGCTTCATTTGATACATCGAAAACTTCTGTTATTACTCTAGTAAACGAATCCGTTCCAGTTAAAACTCTGAATGCAAATCCAATCAGAACTATTAATGGACAAAATCTTGTTAAAGTATTACATACAGATCATCATATGTATTCTTCTTCAAACAATGTTACACTTGCTGGAGTTGCATCTGGTATTAACTCTACATTGAACGGTGCAATTACATCTAGTTCCACATCACTTACACTTTCATCTTCTAATGGATGGCCATCATCTGGTACAATCTACTTGAAGATTAACAATGAAGTTATGACAGGAAGTATTTCTGGAACTACAGTTTCTTCTCTAACTCGTGGAGTTGAGGGAAGTGCAGCTGCACATGGTAATGGTGATGCAGTCGCATTGTATCAGTTAAATGGTATTCCATTGACAGAGGTGAATAAGACACACAACGCACTTGCAAATATTGGTATTGACTCATATACAGTTTCTACGACTGCAACTGCAACTGCTGATGGTACAGGTGGTGGTTCTTCTGTGACTGCAACAGAGAATGCTCAAATGGATCAAATCCATACACTTCTTCCTACCATTGAATTACCAGATACAAGTGTATCAACTTCTGTTATCACAACAACTGGTACTTCTCCAAGTGGTAATCAGACTTCGTTTACACAATCTACAACGGTTGAGAATATTCCAACAAATGATAACTATATTTTCTCAACACCCAAATTGATTGCTTCTCAAGTAAATGAAACTTTGGAATTGTCTGGTAATAAATCATTCAAGTGTATTGTTAATCTTAATACAGAAAGAGAAAACTTATCTCCATTGTTTGACTTGGATAGAAAGAGTGTTATTGCTATTTCTAACAGAATTAATAATATTGATAGTTCTGCTGACGTATATCCAACTACAGATTTTGTCTCACCAACTGAACCAGAGGGTGATAATAACGAGGCTGTCTACGTTACTCGTAAGGTGTCTCTACAAAATCCTGCTACTGCAATTAGAATGTACGTTGATGCAGTTCAGTTTGATAGTGCAGAAATTCAGGCAATGTATAAAATTCTTCGTTCAGACGATGCATCAGACTTTGATGAAATCGGATGGCAATACTTTAATACTGATGGACAACCAGACGAAACAGTAAACGCTTCTATCAATGAAACTGATTTCATCGAAAGAAAGTACTCTGCTGAAGGTTTGGAAGAATTCATTTCTTTTGCAATTAAGATTAGGTTACAGGGAACAAACTCTTGTGAAGTTCCATATCTAAAAGACCTAAGAGCGATTGCGTTGGCTACATAAGATGACAGAATATATCAAAGTAGAAAATCATCCAGACTTAGCAAGAGATACTAATTCTCGTGGTATTGTGAATACTAATATGGCTGCATATGAAGCCGCAGTTGCACGTTCTCGTGCTGTACAAAAGAGTAAAGATGAACTAAGGGATGCAGTAAGAGATATAAATAGTCTAAAGTCAGAGATGCATGAAATTAAATCTCTATTAATGCAAATGATGGATAAGAAATAATGGCAGATCGTAACGCACCAGCTAGTTTCACTTTTGAAGAGTGGAGAGTAGAATTTAATGAACTCGCAACTGATGTGGGTGATATTGCGAATCTGCCGTCTACTGTCAACGGACAAGCAGTAACAGACGTTATCGAAGCAATTCAAGAACTTGAACTTGCTCTCAGTAGTGTTATGTTTCCTACAGTCATTGACTTTGATGATTCGACAGGTGTAAACAGCGAAAGAATTAAATTCGGCACAGATGACGATTTACAAATATACCATGACAGTCTAAACAGTTATGTTAATCATACTGGTACTGGAGATCTTATTCTTAGGGATAACGGAGTTGACTTGACATTCCCAGGCGCCAGTGGAACTATTGCAGTTGAAGGTTTTGCAATTGCACTTGCAGTTGCCCTTGGATAAACATTATAAATAAGATAAACAAAGGAAGATAAAGAATGGCTAACAATTTTAAGAATGCATTTGCTACAAGTGTTTCCACCTCAAGTGGTTCGCCGACAGATGTGTATACTGCAAATAATGGTTCTGCCGTCAATTCAATTCTTATCGAACTTGATATAGCAAACACTGGTACTGCTGCTGTTTCTGCAACTGTCCTCATTTATGATAGTTCTGCAACTGCATCTTATCATGTTGTAAAGAGTGCTCCAATTCCTCCAGGCTCGTCCTTGAAGGTTGTATCAGGCCAAAAGATTGTATTGAATGGAGATGACAAAGTTCAAGTGTATGCTTCTGCTGCAACTGTCGATGTTGTTGCTTCTATTCTAGAAGATGTAACATAAGGGGTGATTTAAATGTCTAACTATATTGGTGTTCCATACATTAATCAGATTTCGCCCAGTTTTCCAAAGGAAGATTTTAATGGGTCTAATTTTGGTAGTGTAACTGGAGCATATGCGACATACTCAAATGCCGTAGAACTATCTGTTGATGTTCCTGGCGCTAATACAGAAAACCTTTTGGTTGTATTGGACAACGTGGTTCAAGAGCCAGATATTGCATATACTGTTCACGAGAATTCATCTAACCAACCAAAGATTTTAAATTTCTCAGAAGCACCAGCATCAAACGCTTCTATCTATGTTGTACATAGAGGTATTGGTAATTACAACATGACACCACCAGCTGGTTCTGTTGGAACAACACAACTTGCTTCTGGACTAAAAAATATTACTACAGATTCATTCACAGGTGATGGTTCTACTTCTGCATTTACAATGACTGAAACGCCGCCTGCTGGAAATTCAATCCTTGTAATGGTTGATGGTATTGTTCAAAAGATTACAACTAACTATACTGTATCTGGAACAACATTGACATTTACTACTGCACCAGATGCTAGTGCAGAGATTGAAGTAAAACATTTAGGTATTCGTGGTGTTATTCGCAGAGGCCCAGATTTTCAAATAGACAATCTTACAGGAGATGGTTCTACTACTGCATTCACCCTAACAAACTCTGGTGTAACTGCAAACAATGCTTTTGTATATTACAATGGTGTGTGTTTGAAACCTTCTACTGATTATGGTATCAGTGGAACTACAATTACATTTACATTTGCTCCTGTTAATGCATCAGAAATAATGGTAAGGTATCAACTATAATGGCAAGTAAATCAAAAACTCTCGCAGAACTTCTTAATGGTGATGTTACTATTGATGCAACGGATATTGCTAACGATTCGGTTACTACGGCAAAGATTACTGATGCAAATATAACAACAGCAAAGATTGCTGATGATGCTGTTACTAGTGCAAAGTTAGATACGAATATTGACATTGCTGGAACACTAGATGTTACTGGTAAATTAACTGCTGATAGTAATTTATTGGTTGGTTCTGGTAGTGCTGTTGGTAATGCAAATGCAAATGAATTAGAACTTACAAATCCTGCTGGTTCGGGAACTGTGGGAATGACAATGAATGTTAATTCTGGTTCTGCTGATACTGGAAACATTTATTGGAGATCAAATGCAACAAATAACGCCATCCAAATTGTTGGCGACCCAATAACTAATTATTTGGCACTTGGAACAAGTGGCAGTACAAGAATGCACATTGACAGTGGTGGCAATACTGGAATAGGTTCTACCACACCATCAACATATGCTACAAATACTAAAGTTTTACAATTAACTACAAATGCTAATAGTGCTGGAGAAGGTGCGTCAATTAGACAGGCGCCATGGACTTCATATCAAGGTAGAGGTTATAAACACTCAGAGGTGTTTGCTCTTTCTAATATTACTTCTAGTACATTAATTTCTCAACTTTCTGGAACTGGTGCAAATGGGTTTAGATGTTTATTTGAATATATTGTAACTGGACACACATCTGGAGTCGCAAACGGCCACTTTTGGGGGAAATATTATTGGGATGGTGGCACAGGAGCTCCAGTTTTGATTCAGGCAGACTATGAAGAAAATGCTACTCTTCAAATAACCTTTGATACTTCAGTATCAAATAGGTTGCAATTATTTTTGGCATCACATAATGGCACAAACGGATTTAATGGTATTGCAGAGGTAACTTATTGGGTGCCGGTTGATTTTGCAAGTAGTAATTATACAACATCTTAGGGAATAGATATGGGTAACGTAAGACATCATTCTGGTATTAAAAATACTGTAGTTGCTGGAGTTTGCACAAACCCTGGCTTGACAACAAGTGGAAATAGATACACATTTAATTTGGATGTGAATGGAACAAACAATCCTGGCATGGCTCAATCTTGGTCAAACAACAGTTACACTTGTTCTACAAGTGGAACTTTTGAATTTCATGCTGCTGGATACACAACCTTTACCCCTGGCTACGGATATGTAAATTTATATAAAAATGGAAGTAACTATGTTGATTTTCATTTTAATCATAATAACACTACATTTCACGAAATGTGGGGGTTTACTACTTTGGTAGAAGCAAATGAGGGTGATGTTTTTGATTGGCGCCGTGGAGGCGGCGGCAGTGGAACTCATGCTAGATTTATGATGAGTATCAAGATGATTAGTGGTATGGAAGGCCCTAACATTCTTTAATTAACAAATAGGAAAATATAAAATGGCTGATTACACATTTACATTGAATGATACTGAAGAAAAATGTATCAATTATCTCTGTCTTGATGCTCAAGAGTTTGTTCAGAATTGGATTAACTTTCGTGTCAATACTGCTAAGGCTGATATCATAAGAAAAAACTTAGAACATTGTAATGCAAATGACATTACAATTGCAACAGGTGAAGATGCTCAAATTGAACAGGCATTTACACTGGGTGTTGTCCAAACAGGTGCAGATAGAGAAGCTGAGTATCAAGCAATGGTCGCTGCTAGAGAAGCAGAATAAATAAGAGTATGATAAACAAAGGTAGAATGATATGAGTAACTATATTGGAGCAGAACCGTCCTACGGAGTATTTGATAAACAAGTACTTACTGGTGATGGTTCGACAACACAATTCAATTTAGACCATCCTGTCGCAACATCTTCGCAGCTGTTGGTTTCTTTGGATGGTGTTATCCAAGAGCCAGATCATTCATATACAGTTTCTAGTTCTACAGGACAGGGAACGATTAATTTCTCTGAAGCACCAGATGCGGCTGGTAGAGTCTTTATCACATATTTGGGTAGACAATTACTACAGGCATCTGTTACTCAGTCCGAATCTTTCGTTGATATATTCAATGGAGATGGTTCTACTGTTGCGTTTACACTTACAAGAACACCAGTAACCAATGATGCAAGAAACTTCATTGTCTTTGTAGATAATGTCTATCAAAGAGAAGGTTCTTCATATGCATTTACTGTACTTGGACAGACGCTTACATTCACAGGCGCTCCAGCAAGTGGAACAAATAATATTCAAGTTTATCAACTTAATAACATTAACACACTAAATACTATTGCAGATAATACAGTCACTTCTGCAAAAATTCAAGATGGTTCGATTGCACGAGTTGATCTCGCATTTGATCCAGAAGATGATGCAACTGCACTTGCGATTGCTTTAGGATAACAATAGGAAAGAAACATGGCGAACACATTCAAAAATGCGGCCCTTGCTGATGTATCATCTGGTTCATATGATACTCTATACACTGCGCCTGCTGCTACACAAGTTGTTGTTCTTGGACTTGCCATCGCTAATAAAACAACTTCAGCGGTGACAGTTAAGGTTCAATTCACAGATAGTTCTGCGAGTACAACACACCAATTACTAGAGGATGTAAGTATTCCAGCAAATACTACATTGGAAACTCTTGCTGGACAAAAATATATTTTAGAGGCCGCAGACATTCTCAAGGTTCAGGCAGGCACTGGTTCTGCACTTGATGTTGTTTTGGGTATTATGGAAAAAACCTAAGAGGATAGTGTAATATGCCATTTATTGGAAAAAATCCAACCGCTGGTTTTGCTACAATCGTCAAGGATGATTTTACAGCAGACGGTACAACCACAGTATTTACGTTATCAAAACAAGTTGCAACTGTAACTGATATTGCTGTCTATGTAGGTAATGTTCGCCAAGAACCTACAGACGCTTATACAGTTAATGGAACAACTTTGACGATGAGTGTTGCACCAGCAACTGGTGTTAATTTCTATGTTCTTCATATTGCTGGAACAATCGAAAGTTCAGTCGTTCCAGCAGACCTTTCTATTGGAACTGCAAAACTAGTAAACAATGCTGTCACTAGTGCAAAACTAGTAAACAATGCTGTCACTAGTGCAAAACTAGATACGAATATTGATGTGGCAGGAACACTGGATGTTACTGGTGCAACTACACTTGATTCAACACTTGCTGTAGTTGGTAATTCAACTGCAAACTCAATAAATTTAGGTGGTAGAACTCTTGGTGCTGGTGGAACTCCACTAGGTGTTAATTTTAGTTCTGCATCTACAAATGGTATGCAAATTAACGATACTAACTCTGGTAACTTAGGTGGAATGTTGGGTTTCTACTCTGGTTCTGGAACTGGTACTCTTCGTGGAAATATTCAAAATGCAAATAACGCTGGTATCCATGTGTGTGTGGGAACTGGCGGAACAGTTGTCTTTGGTAATAGTGGTTATACAGCTGCTAACGCCCTTGACGATTATGAAGAAGGCACTTTTACGCCGACCCTATATCACACTAGCACTAATGATTCGACATTCAGTTTATCAAATGGACAGTATACTAAGATTGGCAACACAGTAACTTGTCAAATAAGAGTTGATGGTGGAACAAGTGGCACAGCGGGTTCGTTTCTAGTTATTGGTGGTTTGCCGTTTGCAGTGTCGCAAGCACAAGGCAATATGGGTATTGGGATTTGGGGTTCAAACCCCAGCAGCCAAGTTGGAAATATTCACGGTTTTAATCCACCCAGAGTATTTAAGGGCGGTCAAGACGTTACTACTCAAATGTCGTTTTTTACGGCAATGTTGGTTTATAAAACATCGTAATAACCCTATTGGATATAGGGTCGGACAGGTGACAAGTCAAGTCACGATACTAAAATAGGAGAAATAAAATGGCACTTACAGAAAGAACAGAACAGGATAAGATTGAAGTCGTAGGCGAGTTCAAGCATATTCAAGTAAGAACTGCTACAATCATCGAGCGTGATGGTGTAGAAATTTCTCGTTCATTTCACAGACACGTTGTAGCACCAGATGCATCTGCTGACGCAGTTGCCGCTGAAAGTGCAGACGTTCAGGCAATGGTTGCACAGTTTCATACTGACGCAGTGAAAACTGCATACGCAGCACACGTTGCTGCTCAGAACGCAGCTGTTGACGGTGAAGAATAAATATATCTAAAAGGGGATAATTATGCCACTATCGAAAGTTCAGGCACAAGTTATAGAAAATATTGACGGAGGCGGTTCTGATGCTGTTTTCTTTATCAATGATCAGACTATGACAGTAGACTATACTCTTGCTGCTGATAAGAACGGCGTAACTGCTGGGCCTATCACAGTGAATAGTGGTGTCACCCTCACAGTTTCCTCTGGTGCAAGATTGGTGGTAGTATAATGGCTGTAACAATAGACGGAACAACTGGTGTAAGTTTAATCCAAGACGGAGTAGTTCAGACTGCTGATTTGGCATCTACTCTAGACTTGAGTGGCAAGACAGTTACTTATGGTTTGGCCAGTTCTGACTTGCCATCTGGCACTGCAATTCAAGTAGTCAATAGTGCAAGTGGAACAAACTACAATACAACTGCTGATGCTGGTGGCGCTGCAACTGGACACGCACTACTTACCAACTATAGTGTTACAATAACACCAGTAAGAACTGGTAGTAAATTTAAAGTTGATGGAAAGGTGTCTTCAGTTGGTTTTGCGAACACTACTGGTGTTGGTGCAATTTATTCGTTAGTAAAATACTCTATTGCTGGTGGTACTGTTACCGCTGCTGGTATTGATACTGGACATTACGGTGGTAGTAATACATATGTAAACCATGTGGTTAGTGGTCTTACTGGTGCATTGTCTTACACTTTAGGACAATCAATTGTATTCTCAATTTATGGTTATGGACAATATTGTACTGGTGGTGAATATGCATGGAATAGAGTTGGTGGTGGTAGTGGTCTAACAATCACGGAGATAGCACAATGAGTGAAGTCGTATATTTTAATTCTGATGGAACAGTTTCATCTGTTACTGGTGATGCCGCAGTTACACAAAAGAACATGGCAGACCTTCGTGCAATGAGAAATCATTTGTTGATAGAAACAGATTGGACACAAGGTGCAGATAGTCCTTTGACAGATTCACAAAAAACATCATGGGCAACATACAGACAATCTCTCAGAGATATTACAGACACATATTCTTCATTGGATGATGTTGTATGGCCTACTAAACCGTAATAAATAAGAATATGAGAAACAGGAAAAGTAGATGAGTAAAATTGCGATAACACCAAATGCGAGTGGAACTGGAACAATAAACATTGTTGCTCCAAACACGAATACTGATCGCACTTTGACCATTCCAGATGTTACTGGAAATGTTGTGACAACAGGTGATAGTGGAACTGTTACATCAGCAATACTTGCTACTAATGCAGTTAGAGATGAGTTACCAGCTGGTTCTGTAGTTCAAACAGTTCATACTAATGGCGCCCCAGCTTCTATATCCACTGGTAGTCTAACACTTCAAACTGCAACAATCACTCCAATATATGCAAGTTCTAAAATTTTAATGATTACAAATTCCGCTTATCATATGGATAACGCTGCTGGTGCATATTGGAGAGCCCAATATAATTACAGTATCGCTGGTGGTGCTAGTGGAACTGCTACATTAGGAAGTAACTATCTTGCCGATGCGATTGGTTATCCTAACTCAGTTTACACTACTGGCGCAAGAATGCATTATGGTGGACAGAAACTTTTCTCTAGTTATAATACAACAAGTGCAATTACTTTTACTTTGGTGGTTACATTACAGTCTGGTTCTGGACAACTAGGTTGTGGATATAATTATAATAATGACATGACATTGATGGAGATCAAACAATGAGACTAGGTAGTAAAGATTTTGCAATTATGAAATTGAATCCATCTGCTGTTAAAGTTATTGATGGTGTTCCTTACGATAAGGATGATAATGTAGTTTCATATGATGATGATGCAGTTATGATAGAATTAAATCTTCAAGAAGTAAGAATGATTCGTAATGCCAAACTCGTAGAAACAGATTGGGTTGTCACTATGCACAAGGAACTAGGAACAAACATTCCTGCTGCATGGAAAACATACAGACAGGCACTAAGAGATATTACAGACACATATACATCACTGGATGATGTGGTATGGCCGGAGAAACCAGAATGAGTACATTAAAAGTAGATACAATTACAGATTCTTCTTCTGGTTTAACTACAACCATTAACGGATTTACTCCACAGTCATCCAATATGGCTGGAAAAAATCTGATTATCAATGGCGGATTTAATGTCTGGCAAAGAGGCACATCATTCAGTGATGTCAATAATGTTTACACTGCTGATAGGATGTATGTTGTCGCTGGTGGTGGAACTACTGGTGATAATGTAACTCGACAATCATTTACTGCTGGACAAACAGATGTTCCTGGCGAACCAACTTACTACTTTCGATTTACTGCTGGTTCTACATCATCAAATAAAGTTGTTCATCATAGAATTGAAGATGTGAGAACTGGTGCTGGACAAACCGTAACATTATCCTTTTGGGGTAAGGCATCTACTGCTCACAGTTCTACAATAGAACTAGGACAGAATTTTGGAAGTGGTGGTAGTTCTCAAGTTGTTCCATCAGCACAATCATATTCATTAACCACTTCATGGCAAAAATTTACTTTTAATATTGTCCTTCCAAGTATTTCTGGTAAGACAATAGGAACAAGTAGTTATCTTTATATTGCTTTTATTAGAAGTTTGCCTGCATCAAATGTTGATATTGATATTGCACAAATGAAATTAGAGATTGGCTCGGTTGCTACTCCATTTGAACACCGTTCATACGGAGAAGAGCTTTCGCTCTGTCAGAGGTATTATGAAAAGTTTGGACAAGGTTGGTGGTCAAGATTTGAATCTGGTTCTGGACTTGTTGTAAACGGACAGTTCAAAGTTGAAAAGAGGACTGCTCCAACTATTGGATTGCCTACTGGAGGAACTATTAGACTTTATGAATGGGGTGTTGGAGATAGAGATGCTACACCAACACTAACAAGCACATCAATGAATGCAAATGGTGGACACTTCAAATTAAGTGGGTTTTCTGGTGGTTCTACTGGCGAGATTTGGGGTGTGGGTGGAACGAACACTGATTTTTCTACACATCCCTTTGAAGCAAAGGCGGAGTTATAAAAAATGAAAAATATGAATATTACATCTGCACAATATAGTGAAGGAAATATAAGTATCATCGCAACAATTGAAGGCAAACAATATGCAATTCCTTGTGTTGTGGGGAATGTCGAATATGACGAAATCATGCGCCAAGTAGAAGCAGGCACACTAACTATTGCAGAAGCAGACTAAATAGTATGAAAGAGATTAGGAAACAATAATATGCCATTTATCGGAAAACAACCACAGGCTGGTGCATATTCAAAGTTAGATGCAATCACAACTTCTGCGACTGCTACCTATAACTTGACACTTGATAGTGGTGCATACTATCCTCAAAGTGCTAATCACCTGTTGGTTTCACTTAATGGTGTTATTCAGGCTCCTCAAGATTCATTCACAGTCAGTGGTTCACAGATTATCTTTGACTCTGCATTGACAAGTGCTGACGTTATTGACTTTATCATTGCACTTGGTGATACACTGGATATCGGTGTACCTAGTGCTGGTTCTGTTAATACAAGTCAGTTGGCAAATGATGCTGTAACAACTGCAAAGATTGCTGCTGGGGCTGTTGATACAACAGAACTTGCTAGTGGTGCAGTGACTTCTGCAAAACTAGATACGAATATTGATGTTGCTGGAAACTTAGATGTTAATGGAACTTTTAATGTTTCGGATGACTTAAAATTCATTGGTGGGGCAACACCAACATTAGGTATTGGTACATTAACACCAAATAGAAAACTTGTCGTATATGGTAATAATGCCAACGGTGCAGAATTATCTATAACAAACACCGACATGACTGCCGATAGAAGAACCATGAACTGGTTCATGTCTGGCGATAAAGCACATTGGAGAATTTTGAATGATGCTGGAACAGCAGGTGGAACTTCTATAAATCTAGACCATGATGGTATTATTGATGCAACTGCATTTACTGGAACTAGTGGAACTGCATATAACGCTTTGGGGTCAGATTCTATTGGTGATAGTAATGTTCCTTACAACTCATGGGGTACACCAAATAACACATATTATCGTTGGGTTCTTCCAAAGGCGGGCGACTATCGACTTGAGGCCACAATGAGAATTAGAATGTGGGGTGTGCATGGAATGATTTTATCAAGATTGTACAACAACACCACATCTGCTGTTATAAACGACAAATATAATTATTCAACGTATAGAATGAATCTTGAGAACAGAGGTGGTGGTACTGCTGAACTTTTTAACATTCAAATTCATCAAACATGGATTGTAACCACATCTGCTGATAACCAAGATATTCATCATCAAATGTTCTCTGATAATAACTCTACAAGTTCAAGTGTTCAATCAGATAGTAATGGACGCAATTATCATGCATGGTATAGAATAGGATAATATTATGTCATTACCAACAAGAACCCCAGAAATTACTTTTTTAACTGCTGTACAAGCACTGCATTCAGATGGAATGTTTATGATGAGTATGCCTCACAATGATAGACTTACAGAAGAAGAATACAATGCGTGTTACATGGAAATCACTGGAACGGATGATAACGATTGTGCAATCACTTCATCTGATGTTTCTGCATTTACTGTAACATATGCAGACGCAGTTGCAAAGTATGATGAGCTCATTGCGGCAGAATAAATAAGATTATAGGAAAAGAACAGAATGGCACTCATTAAACTAAATTCAAGAGCAATACCAGACAATACAGTTGTAAACACTGACATTGCTGATGGTTCTGTTACACAGGCAAAGATTTCTGACGGTTCTGTTTCTTCTGCAAAAATTGCTGATGATGCTGTTACTGGAAGTAAACTTGGTGTTGAAACTGGTAGAAGAAATGTCTTTATCAATGGCAATTTCAGAATAGCTCAAAGAGGCACATCAGTAACGTATACTGGTGGTATTTGGCAATATCTTTCTCCAGACAGGTGGTTCGGGCATTTTGATCAAACTCCTACTGGTGCTACACATCATGTATTTGATGGAGGCCCAACTGCCAGCGGTGCTAACAATAAATTTGCAGAGGTAAGAGGCCCAACAAGTGCAAACAGTGGAAATGGTGCTGGTTACTTTGGACAAAGAGTAGAGTCCTCATCTCTTGCTGGTATTAGAGCAAAAAATTCATTTACTATCAGTGGTTATATTAAAAGAAGTGGCAGTGTAAACCAAGCAATTTCAACTAACATCATTTGTCCTACTGCAACAGATAACTTTGCTGGATACACTACACATGGTGCTGCGTTTACTTCTGCAACAATTTCTGGTGATGGAACAGCTGCTAACAATGGAACGCTCACACTTACTTCAGTAGATACATGGTATTATTTTACGGTTACAAGAACTTCTGCTACTTCTTTGACAAACTTTGACAAAGGATTGCAGATATATTGGGCATTTGGTAATTGTCATAACACCGCTGATAAAATTCAATTTGCACAATTACAACTTGAAGAAGGCACTGAGGCTACCACATTCGAGCATAGCACATATGCTGCTGAACTCCATCTTTGTAAGAGGTATTATCAGCAAAGTACGTCTATTGCTAATGCTACATCTAGTCCAATGTGGTTTTATTCTTACAACGCTAGTGAAGCATGGGGTGGAAACAGGTTTCCAGTAGAAATGAGAACTAATCCTACTTGTGTTCTTTATAATAATGCCGGAACGGCAGGAGGTGTACATCAGATTGGTAGCCCTGATATAACAGGTGTTACAGTTAATAGTTCATCTAAGCAAGGTATTTTTTTGGCGTACAAAGCTAGTGGATTTACAACAGATAAGTCTCATATTGCTGGGTGGACAGCAGATTCGGAGTTATAAATGGAAAATTTAAACATTTTATCAGCTAAGTATTTACAGTTTGAAGGAGTTAATTCTGGTATTTTAGCAATAATAGATGATATCCCAATGTCTGTACCACTAGACCCTGCTAACAGACACTACGCAGAAATACTCAGACAAGTAGAATCTGGTGACTTAACAATTGCAGACGCAGACCCATTACCAGATGCAGAATAAATAAAGAGAAACAGAGAGAACGCAAATGCCAATTTCAAGAATTAAAACAGACGGTATTCAAGATGACGCTATCACATCTGCCAAGATTGGTGTAGATGTAATTGTTGCTGACGATCTTGCTGCGAACTCTGTAACTGTATCTGAACTCACTGATGGTGCTGTCACTGGTGCTAAACTTGCCAATAACCTAAACTATGATTCTGGAACACTTTATCTAGACAGTACAAATAATAGAGTGGGCATCGGCACAACTTCGCCTTCTAAAGAACTTCATGTTAAAGGTGATATTGATGTTGAGGGAGGTACAGGTGGAGTTGCTGTTTTGCGTTTCAAAGCAGAAGAAATTCACGGTACTGTAGAGGGTATCAATATTGGAAATAACTTCGGCGGCCTTGCTTTTAAAACTAATAATAATGGAACAGTAGCTGAAAAGGTGCGTATCGACAATGCCGGCAACGTGGGCATTGGCGTAAGCAGTATGACAAATAAGTTGGTTTTGCCTAACGCCTCTTATTTTGCGATGCAAGATACTGGCGGCGCAGAGAGTCTTGCAATTAGAGCAAATAGTTCAAATGCAATGGAATTGCTGACTGGCGGCGGTGTGCGTATGAGTATTTTGTCCGATGGCAAATTGGGCCTCGGCGAGACCAACCCATCTAGTTTCTTACACTTAAAAAAATCTGATGCTACAACTTATGATGCTACTGATGCAGATGGTCAAGTTGGTATTGGCCCCACAATTTATTTAGAAAATCCTGCTAATTCTAATATTACTGTTGGTGGACAAATTGTTTTTGGAATGAGGTCAACAGAAGCTCAGGCAAGAATTGGTGCTACCGGCGGTGCAGCTCCAGAATTAACTTTTGGTACTGGTGATGTTGAACGTATGCGTATCGACAGCAACGGCAGAGTGGGCATTGGTACTGATAATCCAAACACCCCTGTTCAAGTTCAAAATGATTCTGATACGGATTATAACCCGTTGTCTGCGGCATTTAACAATATACTTGGTCTAAAGAATAGCACCTCTGGTGCTTTAAATAACTCGATTATGTCGTTTACTACGGAATCTAATGGTGAATGGTACATTGGTGGAGTTCAGAACAGCAGTAACAATGCATCAGATTTTGTGTTTGTGTCTAGGGATAGTGGCTCTAGAGCAGAACGTATGCGTATAACATCAAATGGTGATATAAATCATCATACTTCAGGCTCTTTTAAAATATACAGATTTAATTCAAGTACAAACCCATATTTAAATGTTGGCTCTATTGGTTGTGCTTATTTTAATGCAAGTTCTACTGATGCTAATGCTTATGCTATTGTAACAAATAAAGATAGTTCCTCTACAATGCACCATATATGTTTTAAAAATATTAATAGTGTCGTAGGTACTATTAGCACTAGTGGCTCATCAACATCATATAACACCTCATCAGATTATCGCCTAAAGGATAACGTGGTTGAGATGACAGATGCTACAACAAGGCTCAAGCAACTACAACCAAAAAGATTTAACTTCATAGCAGATGCAGATACAACAGTAGATGGCTTCTTAGCACATGAGGTGCAGTCAGTTGTTCCAGAAGCAATCACAGGCACACACGATGAAGTAGATGATGATGGCAACCCTGTTTATCAAGGAATCGACCAAAGCAAGCTTGTTCCTCTACTCGTAAAGACAATTCAAGAATTAGAAGCTCGTATCACTGCTCTAGAATCAAACTAATTTTCAAAATATCTAACACACAATCCTTATAAATAGAACAAAGGAGACTGTGTTCGATGGCAACTATTTCTAATTTATTCATAGACCAAAGTGCTGATTTCACTACTACAGTGACAATCAACGATTCCGCTGGTTCTGCACTTGATTTGACAGGTTATACTGCACTTGCGATGATTCGCAAGACATATGCATCTACAACTGCAACAACATTTACTTCGACATTTGAAACGCCAAGAACTTCTGGTCAAATCACAATTTCACTAACAGACACGCAAACCGCTGCTCTTGAGGATGGTAGATATGTTTATGATTTAGTCATAACAGATTCTTCTGGTTCTAAAACAAGAGTGGTAGAAGGTATTGCAACTGTAAACCCAAGCGTATCAAGGTAGAACTATGGCAAT